AGGGTGTCGGAGTTCTTGCGGACCTGCTTGGCCTTCTCTGCCCGCTCTGGGTTCTCCGATTCGAAATCCTCCGTTGCCTTCGACCACGCTCGCATGTTGACGATATGCTCCTTGTCCAAGCGGGTGCGTATGCCTCTCATGCGCTTCTCGTTTGCCTCGAGCTGGGGATCGTAGGCAGCAGGGTTGAAGTAGCTGCCCTCTTCATCTCGAACCGAGCTGAACTGATAGGGATCCTCCATCTCTTTGTTGCGGCGGGCCAGCGTGGCATACTCACCATCACTCATGGGATCCGGTGCCTGTGGCATGGTCGGTCCACCAATAAATGAAGCCTCCTGACTGTGGGCTGCCGCTAACCCCATGTATCCGATTTTTGCTGCTCCTGAGGGGATCGACCGTGCAGCCTGCTCCGCCTTGTAGAGGAAGGTATTGGCTGGTGCCTTGGGCATACCTCCGACTGGGGAATACTCCTCCGTTGGGGTCTGGGTGCCATCGGTTCCTTCACCCTCTCCGCCGGCGAACTCGAAGGTCTTTGAGATCTGATCGTATGCTCCAGATGGGGTCACCCCCGGTCCGAAGAATCGCCCGGCAATGGCATCGAAGTTGTCGGCCACCTGTTTCTTGGGAAGACCCAGCCGCTTGGATAGCCAGAGTGAAGAGAACTGCTTGTCGGCGAACTGTGTGTCGCCTGCCTTTGTTGCCTCCTGTTCTGCTACGGAGAACGTGTTTCTGACGGTTTCAGGAAGCCGGTTGACCCGGGTGTCACGGGACTCGAAGAAGGGAGATAGATCATCCATTGCCGGAAGTGAACCTTACTTCCCAAACAAAAGCCATTCCAACGTCTAGCTGCCCGGTAGCAAATCCCCAAAGGCTTCCTCAACGGTTTGGGCACCGGATAGTTCTCGGACCTCCGACTCCAATACCTCCTTCAGCTTGGCTACTTCCACTGGTGGTGGGTTGCCCTCATAGGCGTCGTAGAAGCTGCGGATTCGTCTCTCCTGACCGAACATTGCGTCTCCCATTTGCGTGGCACCAAGACCGACTGACAGCTTACGGTAGGTCTCCAGCATTCCCTTTCGAAGATCCTTTTCCCCTGCCGTAATATCGCGATCAGCGAATGCCCCAGTTCCCTCTTCTTCTAGGTCATTGATGTCCGTGATCTTCATCAGCATCAGATCATCCATCAACCTGAGTCGGGTTGGCTGGGTCACCTCTGCGTTGAGTATCCGGTTTTGCAGGACGATATAAGCAGGGTCCGATCGCTGGGCACCCTCTGCACCTTTGTCCAGCGCATCCCACCATCCCGCTGCCATGTCGGCCTTGATCGACCTGTATTCACCTTCTGGATCCTGAATCTCGGTCGTTGATGCCAGTTCAAGTTGGGCAGCAATCTTTTTCCCCTGTTCACCAGTGATCACCCCAAGGACTACTTGCTGCTCAACCTCTCGAAGTCCTGCCTCCTTCTTCTCCAGCACGGTTGCCGTCAACGAGTCTGCGGACTTGGCCTTACGGATGGCTTGATCGTTTGCATCTTCGGCAACCTTGGCCCGGCGCTCTTCGGTGGCTTGCTTGACGTAGGGATCCAATCCCATGGCCGTCCGCTCATCGATCTCTCCATCATCCAGTGCGGCTTGAACATCTGATGCCGTGGCTTTCCCGGCCCTGATAGATGCGACCAAACTTCGCCCCGTGACGTCCATCTGGCGCTGGGCTGCACGTGCTCTGGATCCCGCGATTGATTGGAGGTTCACCCGTTGTCCAAGTGCCATGCCCCCTTCCTTTTCTTCCCACTCTGAGTGGGCACCGTCGTCGTTCTTGGCTGTGAGCCTACCCACGAAGTCACCGTAGGAGTCCAGCTGTTCGGCTGGGGTCTGCTCCGAGATCGAATCGAGTTCGTTGTTGGCCATGCGATAGAGACCCTGTTCGAGTCCATCACGGATAGCCCGCTGCTTAGCCTCGGGAGCGAGGTTCATCTTGTTCATCGCCTCCTTGAACTTATCGTGGTATCCCCCTCTCAAGTATGCCTGAGCATTGGTTTCAATGTTCGCATTCGATTTTCGGATACTGGCCCGCTTCGTGGCGATATTAGTCTGCGCTACGAACCTTGCTTTGAAGTCCTCGTATTGCATGCGGTCAGCTTCGACCACTTGCTTGCTCCACCCATCATCCTTGGCCCGCTTGTCACGGGATTTCTCATACGCACCGAGCGATTCATTGATGTGAGCTTCCCACGTCTCCGGTTTGTCTTGGTTGTCCTCCATCCACACCTTGATTTCTGAATCGGTATTGATGCGAACGGTGTCCTCATGGGCCATGATTCCCTCGCCCACGTGCTTCTTCACCTCTTGATCGATGCGCAGCATCACAGCACCGGTCTGGCTGATGGCTCGGCCTGCTTGGGCTATGGCACCACCAGCGGCGATCTGGGCCGATGGATCAACTGCTCGCGATAGAGGGACTGACCCAACTGGTGGGCGATCTACTGTAGGGATCATGGGAGTTTAACCTTTTTTTAAGTCGTAGATTGAACCCGCTGCTGAGCCGAGTCCTGAAAGTAGTGTGGCACCTGCTGCGGTTCGGTATCCAGCACCACGGTCGTATCCGTCCTGCCTTGCTTGGGATCCACCTTCACGTAGGCGCTTCGACTTGGCCCGACCGGTGCGGCCCTGCTCCAGTGCGTCCAGCTCCATGAGCCCCGCCGACTCTGCCAACACCTCGAGAGGGGTGCCTTCCATGACGACACCGGCCTTGGCATACTTGGACCGTTGGGTGCTGCTGGTGGCCTTGTTGCGCTCACGTTGCCGGCGCACTGCTTCGTTGGTGTCGAGCGTGGTCTGGAGGGCATCCATCTCCGCATTGGCGGCGTTCTGTTCTCCCGCCCGCTCTGCTGCCTTGGCTTGCTTGCGCTGGCCCATGACTTGGACACCTGTGCCGATGGCAGAGGCGGCAATGGATCCGATTGCGAGTGCTGTCATTGCTGCCATGGTTAGTCCCTCAGATTGAGGTTAAGAAGGGTCACACCTTCGTCGGTCTTGGTGAATCCATTTCTCTCATACAGCGAGACGAGGCCATCCTGTCTGCATGCTGTGAGCATTACGCCATAGTCGTTGTCCAATCCCACCTGCTTGAGGAAGGTGACGATGCGGCTGATGGCTCGAACTGACTTGAGCGGGCTGGCCTTGGGGTTCGTGACCAACCAGTCCATCCAGCACACGCCAACGCTGTTGTCCATGTAGAGCCAAGCAGCGGCGATGCCTGACAGGTCTGCGTCTAACACCACGCACCCAATCTTCGGCAGCGCCTGCTCTGGCACCATGGGCCATCCGTGGCCTACCCACCATTGGCTGATTACTGCGTAGTCCTTGGGGTCGGTGAGTCGGATGTTCATTAGCCGTTGATGTCGTATTTTGCGATGATGGCGAGGATGGTCATGGGGAGAGGTTGGTCCTGTTTGATCAGGATGTCACCTTCATACCCGTAGCCCCCGTCAAACTCGACTTCTAGGTCTCCGGTGAAGAGCGGGGGCGATGCGTCCATGGTGTCCTCTACTCCTCGGAAGTTCACGTCGTCCTCGTAGGCTCCATCTCCCACCTTCAATCCAAGAGATGAATACATCCGAACGAACAACTGGGTGATGCGTTTCGTCTGACCCATGGTCATTCCATAGCTGGGGTCTACGTCCAACTTCTGGGGCTTCAGGATCGACTCGTAGGAAAGGCCGACATGAGCCACCACCGCAGAGTTTTGAAGGGTAATCGATCCACTTCTCACGGTGTGAGTCTCAACCGCACCATCAGCCAGCACCTGCACCTCCATGTTGGTGAGATGTCCCAGTCCGGTCAGGGTCTTGACTGACTGGGTGACAGTGCCGCCCGCCAATGAAGGAAGGGTTGGCGATTCAAAAGTGAACTTGAAACGGTCAGCAACTACCCATGGGCCTGACTGGCCTTCTTGATCAATCGGCAGGAGATAAAACGTGGTGGTGCTTGCGACGTCTACGGCATACTCACCAGCGAGACCGAAAACCACTGAACCTTCGAGCCTGACCACGTCCCCGTCTGTAAGCCCATGCACTGATACCGTCTGAATTGAAACGGTGAACGTGTAGAGTGACCCCACGTTGGACAATGGGGCAGCAGTCAGTGTCTGGATATCGGTCGCAGTGCTGGCCGCATCATAGGTCAGGGCGCTGTCCAAGAAGAATGCATCCTGCTTGGTGTCTCCTTCGTTCGGGCTGAAGTAATTGTGCATGCGCTCAACGTAGCGTTTGATGTATCCGTTGATGGTGCGCTTCACGACGATATAGACCTCGTCATTCCTAGTGCCGAAGACCACAGCCACGCTCTCAACGGTGCCCTGCGTTTCGTGGTGAGTCCATCCAACCACGTCCTGCTCTCGCTCATAGGTCATGCTGATCAGTTTACCGTTACCAGTGACTGCCCACAGCGTGTTGTAGGGCAACTGCTGGACTGCCAGCTGCACGATGCCACCGGCTGTGATGTGCTCAGCCACCAAGGTCAGATCCGGTGCCACGAACTTGTCCTGATCAAATCGATACGTCAGCTCCCTGACCTTGCGGGTGTTGCGCTGCACGAAGACAATCACGTCCCCCAGTAGCCTTGCCTCGAGCACTGCGCTTCCATGTTCGGACTGCGGGCGGATGGATACATTCGTCGGTGTGATCGCTGATGTGCTATCCCCAGCCGATGCGATGGCGTGCTCTCCTGAGGTGGTGCCAATGAGCATAGCCTTCTGTGGTGCCATCCAGAGAATGGTTTGGCGCTTCTTCGTGGCCAGCGTGAAGGCAAGTGCATCCGTGTCCAATGCCCCATAGTCGAAGTTTAAGTAGTCGTCAGTAGCTGATGCCCAAACCGTCTGGATCTGGTATTCACTCCCCGCATACCACACCCGCTGTTCGAAGATCGCCACTGCTCTGGGATAGCCTCGGACATCCGACCAAGCGCCTTCGGCCCAGTATGTGGTCGCGTCTGTTGATTCCAGCGCCGTGATGACAGTTGCGGTGACTGATGTGGCTGATCCCCGTGCTGTGATCTTAACGGTCCCCCAGATGTCTGCATCCACCGCTTCGATCACTACCCGGGGAGTAGTGGCACCTGCGACCGATGGTGCGATCCGGTTCTCGATCTTGACCCTGAAATACGCCTGCGTGTCCTGCGTTCCGACCTGATCGATGTTGCGGTCTTCCTTGCCTGAGAACTTGCGGATGGTCTCCCAGTTCGTGGATCCGTCAGCACTGCGCTGGATCAGGATGTCTGCGTTCCAGACTCCGTAGGTGCGGACCTGCCAGTCACCAATGATCTTGAGCCCGGTTCCAGTCACGTTGGCGCTGATGCTCTCCTCTTCGTAGGTCGATTCGCGAAGGTGTCCGATCCTCCAGTAGCTGCCGACGTGATCATCTTGGAACCCGGCCTCGAGCTCACTGAACCCTGCACCGCTTGCCGTGATCGTGATGGTCCCACTCGTTGCTGATGGCGTGAGCGTGATGGCACTCAGGTTCTGGTCCAGCATGGGTGGCACCTCGAACACTGTATCCGCCAAGGTCCAACTGTCTGCCGCGAGTCTGGTCAGGGTCCGTGATGGGTGGCCCGGGCAGGTGATGTAAGCGATATCGTTGATCTGGGCAATCTGGAGCAGGAAGCACTCAGCAATCGTGTAGTTGTGGACGACGGTAACAGGGGATCCTCCTCCACTCTCAAGCTCAGCCCCGTTAGAAATGAACCGAAGGTATCCCTCCACCCACACCAAGATGTAAGACGTGGTGGTCGAGTATTCCCAATCCATCAGTCTCGCCTTATTGTCTCCGAATGTGCCCCCCACGTATCGCGATCCCGGCCGGCGTTCGCACTGCCCGTAAAGGCCGGCGATCACATTCTTCATGGTCCTTGCCCCGTTGCGGGTCTTGGCCACGTCCACGCGACCCTCAAGCAAGGGTGAGATCTCGCCAGCATTGAAGCTGGTCATGACGGTTTTGGATTTAGCCATTGGTCGAAGAGATGCGGGATTGAATGAATCGTGACTCTGCGGCGGGGTTGCGACGGATGGGCTTGCGCTCTGCCATGTCCTTCATCTGCGCCATGGGCAGCTTGTCAGCTCGATACTCGCGCATAAGATTGTGCGCCTTGTCTCCATTGTCGTCTCGGATCGGCGTGGCGATCTCAGCAGCCAGCCGGCAGACCACTGCGGCAGTAAGTAAGGCATCCCATGCGGCGGTGTCGTGGTCCTCTTTGATGTATTGCACCTGTGCGATATCTGCATTGGTCAGGAGGGATCGCCCTTCGATCTCAAATGCATCACCCGGGTCAGCATCGTTTAATGTGCCGTTGACCTTCACGATGCGTGCGCAGTCGGAGGGAAGTGGATACGAGTAGTCCCAACCAAAGGCAGGCGCTGTCGTGTGCTGAGCCAGCTCAGTCCGGCCCTTCAGGCAGTTCCACTGACCGCTGCGAATTACCTCAGCGACGATGGACGTGAATGCGGCCTTGCAGATGCGTGCGTTCTTCGACGCGACGTCATCCATTGAAGTGATACGGGAACCTCCCACGCGCATCAGGGCGAGGTTTGCGATAGTGGTCTTGGAAGTAGTGGCAGACATTGTGTTTAGAGTTGAAAGCAAAAGAGCCCCGCCCGCCGAAGCAGACAGGACTCAGTTATGACCATCAGCTAGGTGATTAGACCTGAGCCAAATACGGGATCTGGAACGTGATCTTCTTGCCAGCGGTCATCGGGAAAGTCCCGGCAAGCGTTGCCTTGAGGGTCACGTTCGCCAACTCGATACGATACGGGGTGACCATGATCGCATTGGTTGGGGTCACAGTCACAATGCCAGCAGCGGTAAGAGCCACGTTGGTTGCGCTGTAGCGGTCATCATCGGTTGCGTCGCCCAGCTTGCTGATGACAGCGGCAGTTCCACCAGCGGCGTCGTTGGAGATCTTCACCTGATCAGTCAGGAGCTGGCAACCTACAGGGAGGTCGATGATGTTGAGAACGTCAGCAGCAGCTTCAGCGGCAGTGACGGTGTGGGTGACCATAGCCACCATGATCGCAGCGGTCAGCTCGCGACCTTTGAGTCGGGATCCAAGCGTTGGTGCGATCTGGATGGCACGGAGAGCAGTGTTAATATCAGCCATGGGAATTATTCCTTAGTAGAATTGTTACGGTTGCGGGGAGGTCTTAGGCAGTCTCATCACAGAAGATGAGAGTGACTCGTTCCTCTTCCATGCGGGTGGCACCAAGCATCATCTTGGTCCGAATCTGAACGGTCTCGTTCATGTCATCACGGATGGACATCTTGACCGAGCGATCCTTGCTCTCACCGAGAAGCACGCCCGCTTTGTGGTAGGCGATACAGGTGCGAACACTTGTTGCCGCGACAAGCGTAAGTAGCTCCAAGCGGCAGAACTCGAAACCAAGGAACCGGGTCACGGTGCCTTCATTGAGCGCCTTGACGTTGGCGTAGTCAGAAGACTTCACCTCGATCACATTCTCCAACAGGTCAGAGAGCTGCTTGGCACTGTGCAGGAAGTAGCGGTCTTCATCGGGGACTTCCGCCACGTCTTGGAGGTATTTGGCCCGAATGAGCTTGTCCAAGGTCAGGCCGGAATTGGCAGCACCACCCGATTTGACGTAGGCGACCTCAACCTTCTGGGCGGCTCCTAGGTCCACGGCATCAGTGCCTGTGTTGCCGATGTAGGCAGTGCCCTCGAGTGCGGCGATGATGACCTCGTCCATGGTGCGCTTAGCAGCCATGGCGTGATTCATCACATGCTCAGAATCTGGTTCCGGCAGCTCGCCCAGCGCAATGCCGTCGAACTCATCGATGTGGGTGACCTCATCATAGCCGATGGGACGAACCCAACGCTTGGCCATGGTGGTGTTCGACGCGATGGTCTTGCCATTGCGCGTAGTGATCATCCGCATACGGGACTTACCGAGCTGGGAGAATTGACGTTCCTTGCCCTTAACGGTGGCGCGGCGGCACTTACCCTCAAGGCGGGATTCCTTCTGCTGAAGGAGGTGTTCCCAGTTACTTGCGAACTGGGTCTGATAATGATCAGGAAGACTTTCGAGAGACATTTTAGAATAGAGATTAGAGTTGGATCGAACCAGCTGGTGCTGGCGTTACGCCGTTCGCTCTGGGTGTCCTATCGGGCCGTTGCTTCGGATGCTGATAGTTCAGGCTCCCGCCAAGGGAGGTGTCTGCTCTGTGTAACCACTAATCCGCTACTGTGATGCATCTGTCAACTGGATACATGCCCACAAAAAAGACCCGGGCTGTTACACCCGGGTCTCCCCCATATGTCTTATGAAACCGAGGTGGCTACCTACCCCTAAGCAGCTACCTCGGTTTGATCTTCTCCCCAGACCCTGCCTTATACAAGGACGAAACAGCAGCGACTGCCTGCTCTTTCGATGGGCCAGCCGGTCCCCAGTATGCTTGGTGCTGCGGGTTGGCTGGGTTGTTGATGATGTCGTTGGCCTTCTCGGTGTTGGTCATCCCGGTGCTACCACCTGAGGTGTCACCATTGACCAGCGAGTCCTCACTGATGTGGGGCATCATCTTGGCGAACGCTTTGACTACACTCGCCGATTTGAACATCGGGTCATTGGCCGGATCCAACCCGAGGGTGCGGGCGACACGGGATGCGTTGTCTGCCTCCTTGGCGAAGTCACCACCCCATGCTTCTTTAAGGCTATCGATCTGGGCCTTGTCGTGTGCTGCGGTGGTCACCTCTTGCTGAGCTCGAAGCGATGAGGCTTCTTTGATGTCAGCGTCCACCAATGCCCGAACCAACTCTGGTGATGCGTTGTGCTGATGAAGGATCCCGACCATCCCGTTGACGTAGTCCCCAGCCCATGCCTCTTCAGGAATGTCATCAGGGCGCTTGATGCCATAGTCTTCGGGCTTCTCTGGGACTCCGTTGGCAATCCGCATGTGGTCGCTGCGTGCCTGCTTGTCAGCATCGCTGGCATCTGCGGGCAGGGGTTGCATCTGCTTACTGCCAACCAGCTTGGTCATGTTGAACATGCCGCGCATCATGTCTGCCTCGGTCTTGTATTTGCCCAAGGTGTCCTTGAACCCACGGATGTCCTCTGGGAGGGTCGCTAGCCGGTCTGGCACTAGATCACCCTTTTCGTCGTAGAAGCTGCTGAGGCGCACGGAACCGGAACCGGAACCGGCACCACCGGCATCACCTGCGCCTTCACCACCAGCGCCTTCACCACCTGCGGCGGAACCTTCTCCACCTGACAGCAGCGTTGTGCCACCACCTGAGCCACCAGATCCACCAGTGCCTCCGTCTCCTCCACCATCCTCTTCCCAGAGGGTTCTGAATTGTGTGTATTTGATCATCGGTTACAGGGGTTAGTCTGAATACATGTCGCTGTCCGTCTCGCCGGACTGTGGCAATTCGGTGAGGTGGGTCTTGCGGGTGGCCAAGATGCAATCCTGCTCGTAAGGAACATCAATGGGCTCACCCGTTTCATCGTCCAAGGCCTTGCGCCACTTGGTGACCTTGCCCGGGCCGATGATGCCATACTTGGCCTTGTATTCTTCGGGCTTGTAGTCCCGATACCACTCCACCAATTCAGGCGTCTTGTCGCCGGCTTGACGGGTCATCTTGGGCATGGGTGGGATAGCCTGCTTGGAGCGGGCGTGCACTGCTGCCTCATCACCGATCAGGATGACCGACTTCACCGTCTTCAGGTTGGGCTCACCACTGAGCCAGCGGTTGACCGCTCCTCGATACTTCTGATGGTCAGGATGGATCGAAAGAACCCCTCCTGAGAAGTTGGCCACGTGGGTGACGTCGCCGTCGTCGTGGCGCATGATCTTGGTGCCCTCGAAGGCGTATCCACGTTGTGGAGCGTCCTCTGGGTAACCGTCCTCTGTCTTTTTGTCTTCTGACATGTCTTATCCTTTGCTGATGGTTTGCTGACTATTCGGGTCTTGCCCGAGTAAACTCTTGAATCTCGAGGAACAGCATTCGCTTGCCCTCGGCTTGTGCAGTCCTGAGTGGGCACAGGTGGCCTGCCTTGTCTGGCACCATGGTGGGGCGGTTGGCGTAGCATGCAGCCATCATGTCGTTCCACACGATCTGCTGTGCCACGGTCCTGTCTGCGTCGGTGCCATACACTGACCGGTAAGCCTTGATGCGCCTGATCTTGGCCTTGCGGATCTCTGCTGCGTCTTCCTGCGCCTTCTCTATGTTGGTCATGATTATGGTGACAGGGTGTTGCGCCCGCCTTCGTTGGCAGAACTCAGATCCTTCACAGCCTTGGCAATGCCGGGCGCTGCTTCAGCTGCCATGGCCTGCTGTTGCTGCTCTGCCCGTGCTTCTCGCATTGCGTCCCGGTCGAATACGTCACGCATCCATTCGGTGGGCAGGGCGAGGTTGTGACTGATGCCACGGGCGATCTTGTCGGTGTCCCAGTTGTCCATGATCTCTGGGGCAATCTCCATCATTGGTTGGAAGATCGAGATCAGCTGGAGGAATGCGTTGTTCTCCACTGCCTTGATTGCCATGGCCAGCTTCGAGGTGAGCACGACCTTGGGCAGCGGCAGGATGGGTGATCCATCAGGTCCGGCCATCATTGCGCCGATGGGGGGCTCTTCGAATCTGCCGGCACGATACATCATGTTGAACACCCGGGTGAGCACTGGGGTGAGAACCTCATGGTCAATGCGGTAGAACGTCGGGCTGAAGTTGGCCACCTTCTCTGCCAATCGTTCGGCGATCTCGTAAGCAGTGCGGTCACCCTGATCCATGGACTTGAGCATCTGGAACAGGTCCACGTGGTAGGCTCGGTTGATGGCCTCGTCCTTGGACTCGATACGATCCTTGCCGATGTCGTAGCGCCCCTGCGTGCCCCACTCCTCTGGCTTGGCGTGTGGGGCGGCTGGGTTGACGTCGTATGGCGTGATGCCTCCTGAGCGTAGATCGATGTCACCCTCTTGGCCGGATGGGGTGAGGATCCGTGGGAATGCTGCGATCTCTGCGAGTGCATCCATCTGCTGCTCGATGAAGTTGACCTGCTTGACCGTGGGTAGCGTGGAGATCGATGGGCTGTAACCGTAGGGGTCTTTGCCCCACTTGAGGTAGCGGCTGATCATGGTGGGCATCTCGTCGTAGCCACCTTCGGAAATGACCTGCGAGTCCTTGACTGCCACGTAGGTGGATCCGATGCGCTTGTTGATGCCATCGAAGCGTTTCACATCCCGGCCCATGCGTGGCTCAATCACGTGGAGCAGCTCGAACTTCTCATCAGCTGCCTTGGTGTTCTCGCTTTGCTGGTAGTCCTGCCATGCTTTTAGAATGATCGGTGGCAGCTTGTCCTCACCGAACTTCATGGCGCACTGCCGGGCAGTCATGGAGAACTGTCGGAACACTGTATCCACATACCCCTCATCGTCCTCGCAGACACAGAAGTCACCCACATCGAACTTCTGGAAGTTGAGCAATGAACGCTTGCCCTCCTCTAGGTGCAGGGAGGCTGTGCCGAATCCACCACGATCTAGGAAATGCTCATGGATGTTCAGGTAGAAGTTGGACCGGGCCAGCTCCATCATCGCCCGCTTGGTGGCCTTTCGATACCACATGATCGCATCGTCGTCCTCACCCAGCTCTTCGGGTGGCTCCCATGCGAACCAGTTGCCGCTGACCATGTAGTCCTTCTGGCCAGCTGCG